GGCCGCAGATCGGGCACTCCATCACCGCGATCGGCACCTCGGCATCACAGGAGGGGCAGGTCTTGGTGGGCGGCTCACCTTCGCCGGGCTGGCTGTCGAGATCGACGTCCTGCTCCAGGCAGCCGTGGATCTGCGAGGAGGTGCCGAAGTCGAGTACGATGCAGTCGCGCTTGACGATGCCGGCGTGTTCGTTGGGATCCACGGTGCGCAGCCCGCGGCCGACCATCTGGATCATGGTGCATTTGAAGGATCTGGGTCGCAGCAGGATGACGCAGGAGGTAGGGGGATGATCCCAGCCCTCGGTCAGCACCGCGACATTGACCACGATGCGTGCCTCGCCGGACGCATAGGCAGCCAGGACAGAGCGGCGCTCGGCCTCGGGCATGTCCCCGATGACCACGACGGTGGGCACGCCGGCCGCGTTGAAGGCCGCGGCGACATGCTCGGCGTGGGCGACAGTGGAGCAGAACACCACGGTCTGGCGGCCGCCGGCCTTCTCCTGCCAGTGCTTTACCACCGCGTCGGTGACCGGCACCGTGTCCATCACGCGGGCGACCTCGCCCATGTCGAAATCGTCGCCGCTGCGGCGCACGGCCCGCAGCTCATCCTGGACGCCGACATCGATGATAAAGGTCCGCGGCGGCACCAGGTGGCCGGACGCGATCAGTTCGCCGAGGCGGATATGGTCCGCGACGTTGGAGAAGACCTGGCGCAACCCGATCTTGTCACCGCGGTTCGGCGTGGCGGTGACACCATAGATGTGGCAGTCCGGATTGCGCTGCCGCGCCCGATCGATGATGCGCTGATAGCTGTCGGCAACGGCGTGATGCGCCTCGTCGATGACCAGCAGGTCCAGCGCCGGCATGGCGTCGAGATTGGCGGCGCGTGTCAGCGTCGGCACCATGGCGAAGGTGACCTGGCCAGCCCACGACTTCTGCCCGGCATCCACGACCGAGGTGGTGATGCCCGGGTTCACGCGGCGGAACTTCGCCAGGTTCTGCGCCGTCAGCTCATCCCGATGCGCGAGGACCGCTGCCTTCGCGCCGCGGCCATGGATATGCTCACCCACCGCGGCCGACAGCATGATGGTCTTGCCCGCGCCGGTGGGCGCGACGCCGAGGGTGTTGCCGTGCTCGCCGAGCGCACGGAGGCTGCGCTCGACGAAGAGCTTCTGGCGGGGGCGGAGCATCATGCTGGTGCGACCCTCCCTCAGCGCGCCCAGGCGGGACGCGGATCGGCGCCGGGGGCGGGCTGTTGCGCCGGGGCCGGGAAGGCGCCCTGGTGCATGGCCGGTGCCGCGGGGGGTGCGTAGGTCGGCGTTGGCGGGGCATAGGCCTGGCCCTGCGGCGCAAACCCAGCTGGCGCCGCCTGGCGCCCCATCGCCTTCGCATAATCCCGATGGTCCGGGGTCACCGCCATGCGGATTTCGCTCTTGGCCTCGCCGCCGACGTCGGTGCCGTGGTCAATCTTTGCCAGGAACTCCAACCCTTCAAGATCCGCGAAGCCGCCGATGCGGCGCGCGGCCTGCGCCTGGGGCGAGACATCCTTGTCGGAAATGCCGCGGGCGGAGTTCAGCATTCCCCGCAGGAAGCTGCGGCCCATCCCCGCCCATTCCGGCCCCTTGGGGCTGTAGAGGCCGATCAGCGTGAAGATCTTCCGCTTGGCGTAGGGCCCCTCCAGCACGGTGAATTCGCCATTGAGATAGACGGCACCGGCGCTGCTGCGCGTGGCATAACCACCGGTCCAGCCCTGGGTCGGGTCGTCGAAGCCGCCAGGGCGGATCGTCAGGCGCACCCGCACGATGGTGCCCTTGGGGATCAGGTTGGGGTTCGACTGGGCGTCGTTGTAATCGTTCCAGGAAGCCATGACTCTTCTCCTCCGGTCAGGTGTTGGGAATGGTGGGTGGGGCGGGCAGCGCGAGCGACGGCGCGACGTGCGCCTCGATCGGCACCGACGGCGTGCGGATCTTCTGGAAGATCTGCCCGAGATGCGGCGGCTCCAGCATGGCCAGACGGCCGGAGCGATCTTTGGCGGGATAGCCCCAGGGGTTGATCGTCTGGCAGACGAGGCCGCGGAAGGACGCGACCGCCGGCTGGCCGGGAGCGGCGTCCGTTTTGATCTCGGCCAGCGTCATGACCTGGTCGACGATGCCGGGCAGCTCGAGGCCGGTCTTGCTGCCATCGATCTGCGGCACGAAGACGCGGCGATTGAAGTCGTCCAGCTTCTCGTCGAGGATCCCGACGAAGATCACGTTGCGGCCACGCGCATGCTGCAGATGCGTAAGCCAGGCGATCATCTCGCGGCCATGCAGCCCATAGGCACCACGAAGGTCGGGCTTTCCTGTCTTCTCGGAATGCGCCTCGGGCTGGCCACGGCACCACTGAAAGCAAAGGCGCGCAGCGACCGTGATGCTGTCCACGAAGATGGTGACGAAGCCGTCCATGCGAGCCGGGTCGCCATAGGCCTGCACGACGCGGGCATATTGCGCAGTGGAGTAGGGCTGGTCGTCGCGCAGCGCCGGGTTGGGGCCGGCCAGGAACAGCGCGATGTCGCGGCATTCCTCCCAGGTGCGCGGGCGGATCGATGTGCCGCGCCAGTGCTGTACGGCGAGATCGCCGGCCTCCAGGTCGATGAACAGCGTGGTGCCGTCATCGAGCGTCAGCAGCAGGTAGGTCTTGCCGATTCCGCTCTTGCCGAAGATCACGGCCTTGATGCCGCGCAATTCGGCCTGCCGCTCGTCGGCGGTGATGATGCGCAGCGTCATTCGGAGACCCCCTCGTCTTGGTTCCCACCGCTGGGAAACAGGAAGCCCGGCAACGAACAGGCAAAGAGGGCACTGGCTTTGCCGATGCCGTTCTTGCCCAGGATCACGACCTGGACGCCGCGGGCCTCAGCTTTCCGCTCGTCGCCGCTGACGATGCGGAGCGTCATTCTGAGACCCCCAGCACGTCGGCCAGCGTCACGCGCGGGGTCGTCTCCCACTCTGGAAACTCAGCGAGAACCTTGCGCGCGCGCCGTGCGAGATCCCGCATCTGCGCGGCTTTTCGTTCGCGCAGATCGATCATCCTGACGAACTCGCAGAAGTTCATGTGCAGCACGCACTTGCGCACAGCGTCTGGGCCCTCCTCATAGGCCGCGATCGCGGTGATCCAATGGTGCTGTGCGTTCCTGCCGTCAGCCGCGCTTCGCATGTCGCCGCAGGTGAGATGAAAAGCGGCCACGCCTTCACGAGCGCCACGCCGTGCCAATCGAGCCAATAGTGGCGGGAGATCGTTCCGGCCCTCGCAGGCGAGATGAAACAGCTGCTGCGCCGCGTCGGTTGTCCGGAAGCCATCGCCCTGGGGGTCCAGGTTCGAGACAATGTCCCGGAGCAGATCATTTATCGTCATTCGTCCCATCTCCATTTCATGTGATCGCCGCGTCATCAGCGGCCTCCCCGCATCTGGATGATGCCGTCGGCATGCGGGCTGTCCCGCCGCGCGGTCTCCGACATGATGGCGAGGCGATAGGTGGCGCGACCTGTGCGCACGGTCCGCGCCGGCTCGAAGGCGGCGCGGATGCGCTCCGGCCAGGCGGTGTAGGCCCGCTCCGAGACCTTGAAGCTGACCTCGACATACTGGCCGGGATTCTCGCCGCCGGCGCGGATCTGCTCGGACAGGGAGGCGAGACGCGCCTGGTCCCATTCCACCCGCTTCGGCAGATCGACGACGATCCCCACGACGCCGTCCTGGAAGCGGACCGTGCCCGTGTCCTTGCCGGCGGCGGAACGGGCGCCGACGGCGCGCTGCTCGTAGCGCAGCGCAATCGCGGCCTCGATCCAGTCCTGCATGCGCTTGGCGCCATCCAGCGCCTCGCGCGCATCCGTCTGCAGCAGCGCCAGATGCTCGGCGGGAAGCGCGATGACGTCGCTCACCGGCATGTGGTGCAGCGCGTCGAGAGTGGGGCGGTTGGTGCGGAGCGCGTCCATCACGCGGCCTCCGCGAGCAGCAGCGGCAGGATGGACGACGCATATCGGCGGGGGCGGTGGCGGGCGACGAGGATGTAGGCGTAGTCCTCATAGCCGTGGCGGCGCTGCACGATATCCGCCAGGCCGAGATCGGCCAGCTTCCAGGCGCGGGCTGCCAGGCGCTGCAGCGCCGTGCGCTCCGGCTCGGGCAGGCACTGCAACTGCGGGCAGACCTGCCGGGCGAGCGCGCCGCGGTGATAGGTGATGCGGTCGCCGGGAGCCGCGGCGCCCAGCCAGGTGCAGAGCGACGCCTCGGTGAGAGGCTTCGACACTGCGCGGATGTCGGTGATGTTGGTGTCCATACTTAG